CACGACCACAGATGCGGCTATCGACGATTCCATGGAGGTTGCTGTGGAGACCGCTCCGAATACTACTGTCGATATGCGTTCCGGGGCGTATCAGGTCACGACTCCGCATGGGCAGTGGTGGGATCTGCGTGTGCTTGATTCACAAGGCAAGGTGGTCACTCATGCGGCCAAGCATTATCGAGGACTGCTGACGCGAGCGTTGCTCGATACACGGCATGAGGCGCAGGAAGGGCACCCGGGCATTTCTGCCGATATCAGGGAGCATGAGGAATCCATAGATGTGGCGCGGGTGGCACGAAGCTTGGGAAACGTTGAGATTGCGAACGATGGCCTTCGCCATCACATCACCTTAAGACTCCAAGAGAGTTGAGTCGCTTGGCGCTTAAGCGCTTGAGCGCCAAGAGTCCGGTATTCCATCAACCTGGAATTTGATAACTGCACTAAAAGGACAGCTTTTTCACGAAAAAAATGCCGAATTGCTGTCCTTTTAGTGCAGTTATCGTGTTGTGCGCCACCCGTGCATGCCAAAATACGAAGAGCCGCTTAACCCCAAAAAGAAGAAAGACCAGGAACCTTGCGATTCCTAGCCTTGATTGGTAGCGGGGTCAGGATTTGAACCTGTGACCTCTGGGTTATTGGCCCAGAGGTCACAGGTTCAAAACGACCGTGGCCCCGAACGACCCACATTCATTCTAACGGCGTGAGCACGATGAAGTTCCATGAAGAAGACAATGCCGTCGCCCCAGTGGCGAGAATCAATAAGCACATGGCTGGAAACACTCATTGCAGCCAACCAAAGCCCTGAAACCATCCGAACGCGCCGCCACCAGATGACGACGCTCAGCAACGAACTGAATGGATCACCTCTCGATGTGGAAGGGGAAACGTTGCTCCACTGGTTCGCTGTACACGAGTGGAAGCCCGAAACCCGTAAGGGATACAGGAACGCCGCTGTCTCCTATTTCGGGTGGATGCAGGCCAGCGCAAGGCGTCAGGACAATCCCGCCGATGCTTTGCCCAGCGTGCGCCGCCCCTCGCCGCATCCCAGGCCATGCCCCGATCGGGTCATCCTGTCGGCGCTGGGACGCGCGAATGAGGTGGAAACGCTGATGATCCGACTGGGCGCGGAATGCGGATTGAGGCGTGCAGAGATCGCGCAGGTCAACAGCCGGGATGTGATGGACGATTTGCTCGGACGTTCGCTGATCGTGCACGGCAAAGGTGACAAGCAACGCATCGTGCCATTGCCGGACGACCTGGCCGACAGCATCGAGACCTGCCACGGATGGCTGTTCCCCGGACGATGGAGTGGACACGTCGAGGCGAGTTACATCGGCAAGCACGTGGCGCGGCTGCTTGGCGACAGTTGGACTGCACACAGTCTGAGACATCGATATGCCACCACCACGTATGCGGCCACCCATGACCTCTACCTGGTTTCCAAGCTACTCGGGCACGAGAGCATGGAAACCACGCAACGCTACGTCGCCATGCCGGATAGCAGGCTTCGCAGTGCCCTTTCCGCTGTCTCACTAGTATCCTAAACAACAAGTAGAAAGAAGAACATCATGAAACGCAAAGCCGTAGCCATCATCACCGTTCTGTTACTTGCCTCTCTTTCCGCTTGCGGAGGCTCCGCCGGCACGGGTGCCGAATCCGCGACTTCATCCTCGACGGCTGCCAAGTGTCTGGATGTGGACGCCGACGCGCAGAAGACAATCACGGATGGCGTCAAGTCCGGCACACTGACACCGGTAGCGGCCAAGGCCGTTAAAGCTCCCTCACGTTCTAATGCCTACATCGTGGCGATGAAGTTCAACGACGGTAACGGCGAGATGACCGGTGTGTGGATGACCAGCGGCGTTACCGCGGCCGATGTATCTCCACTGATGAGTGTGGACGGCTACGCCCATCAGTTCACGAACTGGCCGAACACCATTAATGGGGAGACGCTCAATGCAGAAGAACCCGGAGTTGCTGACGCGAAGGCGTGTCTGTCCTGATTGACTCCAGTCGTAAAATCGTGCCCACGCATCGTGAAGGTGTGTGGGCACGTTGCAGTCAGGCGGCGAGTTTGAGCGGGTTATATGCCACTCCGAATGCGTTGGCGATCTGTGGTGCTGTCCACCCAAGCCCTGCTGCGGCGATGGTCATCCATGTGGGCGCGTCGTTCATGACACTGACCACGGTGGCGACACCTCCGAGCAATCCGAGAATGAAGCAGACTACATAGATTGTTGTGCGAACGGTGTCGTTGAACGCGGGGGTATATCCGCTGACGTTGGTCTGTTTGCTGCTGTAGTTGTTCAAAATGGTTTGAACATCGGCGTCGCTGAGGACGTTCGGGGTCTGTTCGTCGATGTTGACTGAAGTTGTCGTTGTGGTATTGCTCATAATGTCCTTCTTTCGTTGTTATTGGATTGCCTGGGTCAGTCGCGTGTACCAGGGTGCTTTTGCGCTGCCGAGTTTGAACACCGGTAGCGTTTTGCCGCACTGTTTGGCGACCATTTGCAGTGCGGTGACCTGGTCGGGGTGGGTGAGGTTGTGGCTTTGCTGGCCGTCGAAATAGACGAGTCGGTTTTCGTCGTTTGGCTGGATGATGCATTGCATGTCGTCATCGTCTCCTGTTTGTTGTTGGTTGGTTGTTTGTGCAGGTATGAGTTGGCCTTCGATGTCGTCGGTCCAGCCGAGCAGTGTGTAACCGTATTGGTGGGTCCAGATGCTGACCGGATCGGTGTGGATGAGTCCGGTGGAACTGTTCGTGGTGCGCATGGTGCCGTCACCCAGATAGATGGCGACGTGACCGTAGGGAGAGCCGTGTGGGGCGAAGAAAATCGGTGCGCCACGCGGGATGCCGGACAGATCGGTGGTGGCGTGTTTGTGCGTCGAGGCATTCCATGCCGAGATTGCTGATGGGTGCACGGCCTGTGCGTTGTAGCAGTCCTTGACGAATGCCAAGCACATGCCCGCGTAGCCCTTCGTGATGGTCATGCTTTTGGCGATGGCCTGTTCACGTGTGTTGATCATTGTTTGAATTCCTTCCATGCTGGGCGCTGTCGAATAGTCCTGTGGGTGGAGGCGGTGGCGGCGGTGGTGCTCCACGGTATATGTGATCGACCAGTTTCCTATTCCACAGCCACAGCAATTGGTTGTCTTCGATGGATTGCTGAATAATGAGGGCTTCATCAAAATGGTGACGATGATTCGCTACGGCGGCCTGAATGAGTGCACCGGCCAGCGCTGACCCAGCTGATGCTAAGGCAATTATGAGGGTCTCGCTCATTTCACGCGGTCCTCTGAACGGAACCAGACAGCATTACGCTTCTTATTGATCTGTTAGCAATGGTGTTGAATATGACTGGAGTCACGGTATCGCCCGCTGTAAACGGGCCAGTATAGCTGTAAGAGACTGAATCCTCATTCACCGGAGGTACGCGTCCCAATTCCATAACTTGATCGGGTGCTCCTTGACCGGTGTAATTTTTCGCTAACTCGATGAACTGGCGCTGATTGTTGATCCAAGGTGCGTCTGAGTTGCTCAGGCGCGCGCTAAAAGAAATTGACAGAATGCAGTCATATGTGACTTTGAATGCATTATTTGCGTAGGATATCAAGTCAGAAGATTGAATGATTGGCGTCAAACTCGATAAGACAGTGAAACCTCCGTTGCTGGGCGCAGTGTTTATGGAAAGGGTGACAGAACGGGAATAGGCAATCGGTTTCGTTGCAAATCTCTGCAAGTCAGCGACAAGCCTTTCCAAGCTTGTAACACGGGAGGCTAAACCGTTTGTATCCTGTCCGTCGAAATCGAAGCCACCAAGGGTGCTTTCGATGGATTCGGCCTGTTGCTTGAGAATATCGGGCAGTTTGTTGATGTTGTCACTATCGACTGGGTATGGAAGCAGGAACTTCGGTGTTGTGGCAGTCATGATTCTCCTAACTCGGATTTGAGGTGTTGGTTACGTACCGGAATGCGCCGAACGGGTAGTTGCAGTTGGAAAGCTGCCCATCGGCATCATTGATCGCCTTCAGGTCGGCAATTGTGGGAGTGCCGTAGCTGTCAGGCATCGGACTGGGGAATACGTTAATCGTGTGAGACCATGCACCTTTTGGATTCTTCGGATTGAAGGTGACCACGCCGGATACGCTGATCCATGGGCCGTGAGTGTCGGGAAAGAACCGTTCGAATTTGCTGCCCAGAATAATCAGACGACATGGTTTTGGGATATACCGCCAGATACTCTTTACCCGTTTTGAGTAAAATGTGAGCTCGGGCAGCCGTAGACGGGAGTTATTCTCATGTACTGCTGCGATGATTCCGGATACGTCAAATTTGGCGATATTCATGTCATCACTGACCGCGCTGCCTTCCGCGTTGACATACTCGTCCATGTCGATGTCCAACACGTTCTCGCCTTCGCGTGAACCGGTGTCAATACGCAGGATTCGGCTCTGATCCTGGCTGAATGTCATGACCGTACTGCCCTTGTCCTGTTCCGTGGTGCTTACACCTGGATTGGTTACGGAGCGAGAATAGTATTTGATTTCAGCCTGTGAATAGAAGTCATCTGGTGGGGTGACGGTTGCAGTCTTATCAATCTGGATATTCCGTGCCTGCTCGATGATGGTGGATTTCATCATGTCGCCGTCGAAAGCTGTGTTGAAGTAGTCGTCTGGCATGATGATCAGATGGCCGGTGAGCGTGAGAGTCCGGTTCCAGGGTAATGACAAGTATGTCAGCCAGATGTTGTTGGCTTGCTGGCTGTCGAAACTCGTCACGTAGGTAGCTTGGCCGAATCGTATCGTCGGCGGCGTGGTCGAGTGGTCGGAACGCTTGTTTTTCATGACGTCATATACGCTTATGCGTTCGGTGGCGAGTGGATCACTCCCATAGACCCCGCCAGCGACGCTGGCATATGAGGCAATGCCATCGGCGCGGAACCGTTCCCCTACCCAATTGAAGAAATCGCTTCCGGCCCATTGATAACCCTTGTAGATTCTGTCGTCCGCTTTTGGCCCTTTGGCGGTGTCGGTCTTGATGTTCCATGCTTTGTCGGATGCGGTCACGTCCAGTCGGGTTCGTCCGTTTTCATTGAGACTTGTGAGTTTAGCGCTGGTTATTGTGCCGCTGAACATGGGCATGGGGTCTTGCTGACTGTTGTAAATTTCCAGTGTACGGCCCTGTATATTTGCCTGATTTTTGCTGTATGCGCCGTTTGGGTCAATGAGCGATATGGCAAGTATGCACGGTTCGAGGTCGTCCCAGGGTGTTTTTGTGCCCCATGTAAGCGTAAAAGGTGTTAGAGCGCTCGGCAGGTCTCCTTCAGTGTTGAGTCGGATGGGCAGTGGACGGCCATCAAGATATACGAATGCCGTGTCCTCAATAGGGGCATTCACTTCAGATATGTAAAGATCATCTAGACGAATGTTGGCACCTTTGCATGAATAGCGAACAGTCGCCGTAGTTGCACCAGACGGAGCAAGAGCAACTTTGGAGAATTGAACCCAAGACCGTCCGCTACCTGTGATTTGACCTAATTCACGGTAGGTGGATTCGTTGTTGAATTTAACCGATATGCTCACATAACGACTTGAATCGTAACTATTCAGCCACCCCGCAATAGTGAGTTGTGTGCCGGGAGACACATTGATCGGTTGCTCAATCCACGCATCGGCTCCTAAGCTGGCCATGTAGGTACCTGAGTGAGGGGCGACCCAAGCCGAGGATGACGCTGTATTTATTGATGCTCCGTTGCTGGTTCCCCATCCAGTGAAGCTGCCTGTCTCAAAATCCGGGTTAACCAGTGGTGCGTTACGTTTGACGACGCTGCTCATACGACTTTGCCTTTCCCCCGCACTGTGGCCCATTCGTTGAGCGAGTCCACGATTTTGCTGGCCGTTTCGTCGTTGTCAAGATTGCCGCTGCTTTTGACATCGAGTTTTTCCACGATGATGATGGTATCGGCCTGTTTGCGGGCCGAGGCCGCGATACTGGCCAGGCTGTCGGTTCCCGAGAGGGAGGAGTTAGCGGTGATTGTCGGCACATCGAATCGCTGTTGTCCGATTAGGCTGCTGATTTTGCCAGCCACCGAGGTGACTTTGGGTACCACCGCGCTTTCATATCCTTGGCTCAGTCCCTTGCCGAATCCCTGCATGGTTACGTAGCCGTTGTTGACAAGCAGTTGGGCGTCGTAGCTTTCTGGGCCTTTGTGGTCCTTGATCCAGTCGCCTATGCCGCTAATCCAACCGGTGACCTTGTTCCATGCGCTTTTCAAGCCGTTGAAGAAACCATTGATGATGCTCATTCCCGCGTTTTTCAGCAGGTCAATGGCATTGTTGAAATAGTCTTTTATCATGTCTGGGATGCCACGTATCCAGCCCATCAGCCCATTCCACTTGTCTTTTATCCATTCAGCGGCTGCGGCTCCCGCTTGTTTGACCTTGTCCCAGTTTTTGACCAACAGCACGATGATGGCGATGATGGCGGCGATGGCAGCTATGACCAGAAGGATGGGGCCGACGAGCGCGCCGGTTGCCGCTGCTGATATTCCGGCGATCACGCTGTAGGCAGTCAGCACCCCGTTCATCACCAAGATCACGGCGGCAACGGCGGCGATGGCCGCGATGAGTGGAACCAGCCAGCTTGAATTCTGCTGTATCCACTGTGCAAGACCAGCGAGTTTCTGGGCGGCGACAGTGAGGATGGGAAGCAGAGCGGTCCCGAGCTTTGCCTTCGCGTCTTCCATGCTGGCGTTCATGCGCTGCTGCTGACCTTGGGCGGTATCGGCTTCCTTGGCGAAGTTACCTGTGGCTTTGCCACTCTGTTCGGTAACTGCTGCGAGGGTTGCCTGCATCTTCGCGTTCTTATCCCCGGCTGCATACTGAGCTTCGAGGCCCAGTTTGGCTGCATATCCTTTCAATGTTGCGTCATTGAGTGAGATGCCATATTTTTCAATGGGGTCCATCTCGCCTTTGAGGGCTGAGCTGAGTGCTTCGACGGCTTCTGACGTGGTGCCGCCGAACATGGAGCTGAGGTCAGCGCCCAGACCGATGAGGTCGTTGGTTTTAGTGGCCGATTCGTCCACGCTCATGCCGAAGTTCTGCAACTGGCTACCCATCAGCGTTGCCAGCTCGTTATAGCTGTTCTGGCTCAGTCCGACTGCCTGACTCGCATTCTGTGACCATTTGAGCATCTTGTCACTGGATGAGCCGAATACGGTCTGGACACCTCCGACTGATTGCTGGAGGTTACCTGCCGCATCAGCACATTCCTTCGCCCCCGCAGTGATCGCGCCGAGGGCGGCTGCGGCGCCGACGGACGCTTTGTTGAGTTTGTCCTTGAATGATTGTGATGCCTGTTGTGCTTTGGTCATCGAACTGACGGCGCTGACCGAATCGCCGATGATCTTCACGGCGAGAATAGCGGACTTGCCCATGTCGTTTCACGCTTTCATTTCGTCGGTTTCGTCTTTCATCAGTTGCAAACAGGTGCCCCAGTCCTGCTCAAGTGGTTCGCTCTCGCGACGCCAGAGCCAGGGGGCTATGCCAAAGCGGGCACTGAGTATGCAGGAGGTTCGGCCGAGGCTGTCATCCGGCCATTGCTTGAATCCGAAGATTTTCCCAGCGAATCCCCATCCTCGTCTTTCTCAGCTTCGGATTCGTCTTCATCTGGTGTGCCCAGGGCGACGACCGTAGCCATCCAGTTGTTGAAGTCGATGCCGGTAATTTGTTTGTCGCGTCGCAATGCGTAGTAAGTCGCATATGAGTTCTGAAGGATGGGGCTATCGTTGCCGACCTTGCCGCCGTGTGTGATCACGTATTTCTCTGCGGCCACTCGGTCAAACATCGTGACTGCGATGATGTTGGTGGTCCCATCGGTGTAAGCGACTTCGGTGAGGTTGGTGACGTCTATCTTCGCCATTGTTTTGCCTTTCATTTCGATGTGGTGCCATATACCTGGGCTATGGCGTCGTCCACGATTTTCTTGTAGATCTGTGTCCACTGCGGTTCGGTCTGCTTCGCTGCGGTGCGGACGAATGGTTGTGCTTCGATGTGGTGGCCCGGCCACCCGTACTCTATGGGTCCCGCATAGGGGACTGTTTTGTTGTTGCCGGCTCGTATGACTCCGGCTTTGGCCGTCGCCCCTGCCCTGACGGACTTGGACAGTCGGCCTGTCTTGCCTTTCGGCGCGAGCGTGCGCGCGGGGCCCACGACCACCTGAGCGGCCTGTTTGTTGCCTTTGCGCAGGTTCTTCATGTCTGCCCCGGCCTTCTTGAGGGTGCGGGCCAGATTGTCCGCACCCTTGACCGTGATAGTGGTCTTCGCACCACTGGCGGTGATAGTGGTTCCCGCCACGGTTACTCGGTTGTCGGAGTGTGGTCGGTGGCGGCGACGGAAGTGGCTACGAAGCTGAAATCGATGTCGTTCTGCTTCTTCACGTCCCCGCCGATGGCCACGGGTGCCACTTGCGCATTGCCGGTGAATTGTGAGCCGCCGAGCTTGGACGGTACGAAGGTGAACGGTAGCGACTTGCCCGCGTTGGCTAGACACCAGCGTTGCAACCCGTCGGTCGAATAGTCCTCCTTGATGGTGCCCTCAAGAGTCCAGGACGTGGTCTGCTCGCCTGCCTCGTCGTGGCCGTCGAGGAAGGTCTGGGTGTCCTCGGTGTCTGTTTTCGGGGTGAGTGTCACCTTGGTGACATCGGCCATGAATTCTTTAACGCTGGAGTTCTCTCCGATGGTGAGTGTTCCGGGGCCGAGTGTTCTGATTTTTGGCATGTGCTTTCCTTAGTCGTTGTCGAGTGGGTTCAATTCGATTTGGTAGGCCGCGAACTTCCCGGCGCTGCCCGCCGTCCATGTGACCGGCCGTATGGTCGTGTAGTTCAGGTCACTGTCTGCGATCTTGTCCAGCACTGTGAAAATTGATTCGAGGGCAAGCGTCTGGGTGGTTGGAGTTCCGGCAACTACGTCGAATTTCCAGACGACGTTGTGGATGTCGAAGCTCTCGGCTTCCAGTTCGGGCGCTTCAAGGAACACTGCTGCTTTCCCTGCCTGGGGTTGGATAAGAGCCGCGTCGATGGTAACGATGCTGACAGTGTTGCCCAGTGCTTCAGTGATGAGGTCTAGGACTTCCTGTTGCTGTGCTGAGAGTGGTTTCATGCGATCACCATGCCGCCAGTATTGATGCCTGCTGCTTTGAGCTTGGGCCACACGCTGCGCAGTGGGTCGGTGGATATGCGGAATGGCTGTGTTTCGCTGTCCGCTATATCCATCACGCCCATCCTCGCGTTTCGAGCATTGTAGAGGTCCGTTGCGCAGCCGAGGATGCAGTCATCCTGCACTGTGTCATCGATCTGCGCCGTGCCGATTGCCGATGCCACGTAGGCGCGTGCTGTTTTTAGACAGCGGTTCAGGCGCTCGTCGTCACCTGCTGGCATGGCGGTGTCATCACGTAGTTGTGCCAGCAGGGTGTCGTCAGTCGTTTCTTCGGCCATGTCATGCTGCCTTAGGCGGTGAACTTGACGGGGAGCAGGCCTTGGACGAATGTGCCCGCGATGGCCATATAGCCGTATACGGAGTAGTTATCCACGATCTTGGTGGGGTCGGTGTTGGTCAGTTGTGTGGGGCCGCCCGATTCCCAGACCGTGATGGCTTCGGGGTCGAACAGTGAGGCCGTGCCATCCGGTGCGCCCGGCAGGAGCTGGACGGGAACCCGCAACAGGTCGCCGACGGTGGCGGTCAGGTCGAAACTGCCCAGGGTGTCACTGCCCTTGCCGGACAGGTCGAGGAACCGGTTACCGGTATCCTTCAACGCTACGAGTGCTTTGGCAACGTCCTTGGACACGATCAGCTTCGACATGGCCGCATTGCGTTCATCCATGATTTCGGCTGCGTCAAGCAGCAGCCCCGCCCAATCGTCCGGGGTCATGGCGGTCAGCGTTTTGGACACCGGGATGTTGTTGGCGTTCTCCGCCGCGTCTCGTTGCGCTGCAATCAGATCGTAGGTGTAAGTTCGTGCCTTCAGCTCGGTGGCCTTCGCGTAGGCGTTCCTGAGTGCTTTGAGCGCGGTGTTCAGCATCGGGGTGGTGGATCGCTCGACAACCTGGCGGCTAAGTTGCGTGTATCCGCCGTAGGTTTCGATATCTGCGGTCTTGGTACCGAATTTCACCTTGCCGAATGTCAAAGCATCGCCTTCGGAAGCTTGCTTAGCAACGGCAGTGGTGTCCTCTGTGACGACGTTGTATTCCATGCTCATGCCCTTGTCGGGGAGCGCGTCGTGGGTGAGAATGTTCATCAGCTTGCGTCGCTGCTCGATTAGTCGCAGGTCGTCGGCAATCCAAGCGACGGTGTTGCCGGTGTCTCCCGTGCTGATCAGATCGCGGGTCTGGTTCATCAGGTCGATTGCGGCCTGGTCTCCCTTGGCGAGAGCTTGCAGGTAATCTGCCTGGGAACGGTATTCGCTGCCCAGCGTCTTGACCGGTGCGGGGTTCAGGCCCTTCGCCAGTGCGGTCTTCATGCTGCG